ACGACAATTCCGCAAAACTTCATATTGGTGGAACATCAAAAGTAAGCGACCAAGTTACTAAGTCTGCTACTGCTGGTGATTCTGCACCAAAGAAAATGAAGGAAGAAGAAGAGGTAGAGGGTGAAGTAGTTGCTGAAACTACTGAAACTTTCTCAGTCGAAGAAGATGTTAACGCACTTCTGACTGGTGAAGAACTCTCCGAAGAATTCCAAGAAAAGGCACGTACAATCTTTACTGCAGCAGTAACTTCGAGACTTGCTGAAGAGACCAAAAAGATTGAAGAGTCCTATGAGGCACGTCTTACTGAGCAAATTGAAACCGTTAAGTCGGAACTTGCTGAGAAGATGGATAAGTTCCTTTCCTATGTTGCTGAAGAGTGGAAGAAAGAGAATGAAATCGAACTCCACAACGGCATCAAACTGGAAATGGCAGAAAATATGATGCTTACCATGAAGCAACTTTTTGAAGAAAATTATGTAGAACTCCCTGAAGAAAAATATAATGTCATGGAAGAGATGGCAAACAAATTAGATGAAATGGAAGAGAAGCTCAATGAGCAAATTGAGGTAAGTATGTCACTCCACGCTGAGAAAAATGCTCTTATTAAAGAGCGTATGATCTCAGAAGCATCTAAAGGTCTTGCTCAAACCCAAGCAGAGAAGCTTGCTTCACTCGCAGAAGGCGTTGAGTTTGAATCTGAAGATTCTTTCGAAAAGTCAATTAACACCATCAAGGAAGGTTACTTCCCTAAGGAAAAAATTGAACTGAAGGAAGATATCGCAACTGATGAAGTTGCAAAGACCATTCAAGATCCACGTATGGCAGCATACGTAAGAGCAATTAATGCTCAAAGATGATCTTTTTTAAACACACTTACTAATTAAAACCCGGAGAAAAAAATGTTAGGTATTTCCCAACAACTCCAGGAAAAATGGAATGATGTTCTCTCTGCTGAAGGCGCACCTGCCATCACAGATCCATACAAAAGAGCAGTAACCTCCATCCTCCTGGAAAACCAACAGAAAGTTACTGATGCCGAAAGACAGATTCTGTCTGAGGCACCAACAATCAATACTGACCCTGGCACCACTGGCGATGCTGGTTTCTCAAGCGCAGGTAATCAGAACGTTGCTGGTTTCGACCCAGTTCTGGTTTCGATGATCCGTCGTTCAATGCCTAATCTGGTCGCTTATGACCTCGCAGGCGTTCAACCAATGAGCGGTCCTACCGGACTGATCTTCGCAATGCGTGCTACTTATGACAACCAAGCAGGCGCTGAGACCTTCTACAATGAAGTCGATAGCGGTCACTCTGCAAATGGCGCAGCGCCAGTTGGCGATAACCCTGCAGTTCTTAATGACGCAGGTGGAGCTCAGACAAACTATACCGCAACTGGCGGTATGTCAACCGCAACCTCTGAAGATCTCGGTGACGGCACCGCTTTCAACGAGATGGGTCTGTCGATCGAGAAAATCTCGGTCACTGCTAAGTCCCGTGCTCTGAAGGCAGCATACTCCATCGAACTGGCACAGGATCTTCGTGCGATCCACGGTCTCGATGCTGAGGCAGAACTGGCAAACATTCTGTCTGCTGAGATTCTTGCTGAAATCAACCGCGAAGTCGTTCGTACCATCTATAAGTCTGCTAAGTCAGGCGCTCAAGATGACACTGCTAATGCTGGTCGTTTTGACATGGACGTTGACTCCAACGGTCGCTGGAGCGTTGAGAAGTTCAAGGGTCTGATGTTCCAAATCGAGCGTGATGCTAACGCAATCGCAAGAGAGACTCGTAGAGGAAAGGGCAACACCATCATGTGTTCTGCTGATGTTGCATCTGCTCTTGCTGCTGCTGGTCAACTCGATTATGCACCTGCTCTGGAAGGCAACAACCGTCTTGCAGTTGACGAAACCGGTAACACCTTCGCTGGTGTTCTGAATGGTCGCTATCGCGTCTACATTGACCCATATGCAACCCTCACTCGTACTCCTGGTACTAACCAGTCTGCTAACAACTACTACGTAGTTGGTTATAAGGGTACTTCATCCTATGACGCAGGTCTGTTCTATTGCCCATATGTACCTCTGCAGATGGTACGTAGCGTCGGTCAGGATGACTTCCAGCCACGTATCGGGTTCAAGACTCGTTATGGCATGGTCCTCAACCCATTCGCTCGTGGTGGCGCTGTACTCAGCGACAGCGATCCTCTGGGAGCAACCAACGTTGGCAACAACGTCTACTACAGACGTGTTACCGTCGAAAACCTCATGTGATCCATTCACATATTATCAAGACCCCTTCGGGGGTCTTTTTTTATGTCACTAAATAGAAGTGTGAAGGACTCTACTCATGTCAGATTACAACCCCAATTTTCTATCACCAACTGGATTTAAACTGGATCTACCCGGATTTACTTCTGTAGATTATCAGTGTCAGGGTGTAAGTATTCCCGGTATTACAATGGGTGGTCCTATACAAGCAACCCCATACAATGATTTTCAACTGGGTGGAGATAAATTAACTTATCCTCCTCTTGTCGTTGATTTCATGATTGATGAGGAATTTGTAAACTATTCGGTTTTACATAATTGGATGGTTGGAATTACCTATCCACAAAAGTCTACCCAATGGAGAGATTTTGTGAATGAAATGATAGACAAAAAATTTGCAGATGTGTGGAATATTGATCAAGTTGATATTACACTGACTGTACTAACAAGTAATTACAACCCAGGATTTAAGATACAATATGTTGACGCCTTTCCTGTAGCACTAACTCCGGTACAATTTACTACCGAAGATAATGATATTAACTATTTGAAAGCAACGGCAACATTCCAATACATGTATTATAAAATTACAGACACGTTTGATAAACAATTAACTTTATGAACTTATATGAGCAATTTCTTAATGAATGGCGTGAAGATTCTGTTATGGGAGATGACCTATTTGATGAAGCAAGACGAATCCCAATACTGCATTCAAAATGGTTAGATAAGTATTTAAGGATTCAATTGATTAAAAAAGAAAAAGAATACGAACACAACAGACTGTATCTACAAAAGTATAGTTTCTACATGGGTAGAGAGACTATTACTCCAGACGAAAAAATTATTAAAACAGAAGTTCCCATTTATATGAAAGGGGACGAAGACATAATTAGATCTCAAGCAGTCTTAGATTTATACGATAAGTTAGAAGGGACCTTAAAAGAGATTCTAAATAATATTAACAATCGTTCATTTCAAATCAAGAATGCGATTGATTGGTTAAGATATTCAAGGGGTATAGATGAGTGACGTTATTATTCGCAAAAAGAATGAAGTATATCTTCAAGTAAAGACTCCGCCACATATCACATACGAATTATCAGACCACTTCACCTTTGAAGTAGAAGGTGCAAAGTTTATGCCTGCATACAGGAATAGACACTGGGATGGTAAGATTAGATTGTTTTCTCCTGGCACTGGAGAAATTTACGCTGGACTCAGAGAGTATATTGAACAGTTTTGTCAAGAGAGAGGTTATTCAATCTCATACCTTGACAATGAATTCTTTGGTATGCCCGATGAAGAAAATGAGTTTATTTCTTATGAAGGTGTAAAATCTTTTGTAAGTAAATTTACAACATTTAAAGCACGTAAATACCAGCACGAAGCAATCTTTGAAGCACTTAAGAAAAAAAGAAAACTGATTGTATCTCCCACTGGTTCGGGTAAATCATTTATGATTTATTCAATTGTGAGATATTTGGTAGAAACTGGTCAAAAAGTTATGATCGTAGTTCCTACGACATCTCTGGTTGAGCAGATGTATAAAGACTTTATTGACTATACCTGGGATGCAGAATACTATTGTCACAAAGTTTATGCTGGGTATGAAAAAGTATCAGACAAACCAGTAACAATTACTACTTGGCAGTCTGTATATAAAATGCAGAAGAAATTTTTCGAAAATTTTACTGCAGTAATTGGTGATGAAGCACACCTATTTAAGGCAAAATCTCTTACAGATATCCTCACCAAATTACACCATGCCGAATACCGTATAGGGTTTACCGGCACCCTTGATGGAAGTAAGACGAATAAATTAGTATTAGAAGGTTTGTTTGGACCTTATAAAAAAATAACAAACACGAATGAACTAATTGAACAGGGATATCTGTCCCGACTAAAAATTAAAATTCTTTCATTAAAACATCGTCCGATTAGATTTGATAACTATCAAGAAGAAATTGATTATTTAATTACACATCCAAAACGTAATAATTTAATTAAAAACCTTGCGTTAGATCTTGGTGGTAATACATTGGTGTTATTCAACTATGTTGAACGACATGGAGAACCTCTTTATGAATTACTAAATAGTAATGTTAAAGATGGCAGGAAAGTTTTCTTCGTACATGGTGGTGTGGATGTAAAGGATCGAGAGCGCATTCGTCAAATCACTGAAGAAGAATCTAATGCTATTATTGTTGCAAGTTATGGAACTTTTTCCACAGGCATCAATATAAAAAATTTGCATAATATTATTTTTGCAAGTCCCTCAAAATCAAGAGTAAGAAATCTACAGTCAATTGGTAGAGTACTGAGAAAGGGGGATAATAAAAATACTGCAGTTC